TCATGCGTCGAAGAAGATCTACGGCGTGCAGGCCGCTGCTGTGGCGTTCCCGATTGCCGAGGAGCATCTGGCCCTTGCCACCCGCGAAGTCGCGGAGGCAAAGAACCAGTGCGCGCTGGCCTGCCTGATTTCCGAGGGCACTGCATCCACCAACACCACAAAGACCACCGCGTCCAACTTCAAGGCGCAGGTGCTGGCTGAACGCAAGGCTATGGTCAAGGCAAAGGCTAACCCCACCATCGTGCTTTGCAGCCCGGACTTCTTCGCGACGATGCTGGAGTTCGCCGGTGAGAAGTATATCCCGACGTCCAACGAAATGCTGCTCGCCGCCGCTGCCGGCGGCCAGGTAGGCAGCTTCATGGGCTTTACCTGGATCGAAGTCAACGGCTTCGCGTCGTCTGCAGATCTTGCCTACTATCCGCACGGCGGTACGAAGGCCAGCGTTACGGCGGCGAACCTCGCGAAGGTGGAATTCATCATGTACGATCCGAACGCCTTCGGTGTCGGCGATAACTTCAGCATCGTCCGCATGGTCGATTCTGAGCTGTTTGCCGGTACGAAAGCGCAGGTCGAGGAAAACGCCGCTCTGCGTGTTCTGGACGCTGCGCAGGTGCACGTGAAGTCCTACGCAAGCGCGTGATCGGCAGGTGAATCACGGTGTACGCGGATTTTGACACATACGTAAAACGGTACGGGGACGATCTGTCCCCTTTCCGCGACGAAGTGACTGCTGCCCGCTACCTGCGTGCGGCGTCGCGGGAGATCGACCGCTTTACGTTCGACCGCTTCGGCGGCACGCTGCCGGAATCCACGATCGACGCCGAAAAGCTGCAGGACTGCGCGTGCGAACTGGCCGAATGCCTTTACCGCATTGACCAGGCGCGTGACAGCGCGGCTGAAACCGCAGACGTCGGCGGCGTAAAAACCGCCGGCCCTGTGGCGTCGGTGTCGTCCGGCAGCGAATCGATCACATACAAGGCGGCAGACAGCTGCTACACGACCGCTGCGAAGACCACGGCGGCGCGGGATGCGCTGGTGTTTGACCTGCTTCGGCGCTGGCTTTCCGGCGTGGCCGTGGATGGCGTCCTTGTGCTGTATGCGGGGGTGACGTGCTGATGCTGCTGCATAGCGATACGGTCACGCTTTTTTC